CAAAGAAGAGGGAGTAGACGTTGAATAGTGATGCCCGTCTGGAAAAAGCCTTGACAACGCTGACCAGTATGCTATCATTAGCACAAGGTGGGCTAGGAGCCTACGCTACGAACACATTGGGTGCGGCAGATGCGGGTCAACATTTAGATAGTCCTTACGGCAACAAGTCGAAGAAGACTAAGAGAGATGAAGAACGCCTCGCTCCCAGTAACAAGGAGTAAAGATTTGACAAGTTTATTTGACCTCAAAGACAAGCGCATGATGGGCGCAGCTAAGAGGATTACCGAACTGCGTGAAGACGAGACAGGTTGGACGCAGATTCGTGACATTATCCTCAAAGAGTTTGGGGTAGGTGTTCACCGTAGTACTATTCAACGATGGTATGACACTGTAGGACACCTCACAGAGGCTAAGAATATCGACCCTGACACCGCTAAAGATGTGACAGAGGATGTAGTTCAAGACCTTAAATCATACAAGCTAAAGTCAGAGCGTGATTTCTATAAGCTAAAGTACGAGAAGGTAATGCAAGGCCGAGCAGCCGACGATGTACATGAGTCTGTCTTCTCTAACGCCATTGCTAAGGCTATTTCACTACCCAAGATCAAGAGTACCATCTACGTACCCCCTAAGAGTGGTATACATAGAGGTTCGACTGCTCAATCGGTAGTAGCCCCTCTCACTGACACCCACGTTGGTGATTACGTTGACCCTGAACAAGTCTATGGACTCAACGAATACGATATTACCTTGTTCAACAAGCGTCTATTCGGCTGGATGACGCAGGTGATCAACCTATCTAATCTACGTAGGAATATCGCCCCAATCAAAGAACTTGTTATCCCCATGTTGGGTGACATGATTTCAGGGGACATTCACGAAGAATTAGCCCGTACTAACGTAGAGAACTGTATGATGCAGATGATGAACGGCGCATACCTGATCGCTCAGGCTATCCGAGAACTATCAGCACACTTCCCTACTATTCGTGTACCTGCTGTTGTAGGTAACCACGGACGTATGACCCGTAAGATTCCATCCAAAGAGAAATACATGGACTGGGATTACATGATGTACCAATGGATAGCTTCATTCTGTAAGGATTTGACTAATGTTTCTTTCGAAATTCCTAAGAGTTTCATGCACATCTTTGAAGTGGCTAATCAGCGTGTCCTTATCATGCATGGGGACTCTGTTAGTGGCGGGGGCGGTCTTAACGCTATTTCAGGGGCAGTACAAAAACTTCGAGGAGTAGTTCAGACAGGTGACCCATCAGGCTTTACTGGTTTTGACTCAGTAATGATCGGTCACTTCCACCGTATTGACGAGTATGATATCGGTACAGGCCCACTTCTAATCAACGGTACGCTCAAAGGCGGGGACGAGTTCACTACGAGCAGACTCCACGTTGCTACTGCGCCTAAACACCTGATTAGCTACTGGCATCCTGATATTGGCTACCTCGGCAAGGAAATTATCTACCTCGACAAGTTTGACAAGTCGGACGATATGTTCACAGATGCTATAATTCCTGAAATCTGGGCTAGCTAGTATAATGGTGTATGGCTACAGACACCGATGACATAGATGACTTCATAGAAGCTCTCACTGACTTTATAGACGGTGAGGGCGTTCTACTTTTCCAACAGAAACTAGCGGATAAGTTCCGTAAGGATGCTCCTTCTAAGTCTGGTAAGTCCAAGAAAGCTATCAAGGATATTCCTACGGGGTTTGAATTACCGCTCTCCCTGATCTACACAAGCGAAGGTAATCGTAGTAAAGACGGTATCGTTTCCGGTGGTTCAGGATTTATAGATGACATTCTAGATGAGAGTGAACTAGAACTTTGGCTTGAAGTGATTCAAGAATGGGCGGACTCCGAAGGTATTGTAGACACAATAACTATAGACTAGAGAAAAGAGAAGACAATGGACGAAGACCAAGAGATTGTAACGTGGGCAGATATTATGGAAGTCATAGAACGTCGCCACAAGACTATGGTTCGTAAGGTACTTGAACAGGTAGAAGCAGCGATGCCAGATGGTCGCCAGCAAAAGATGTTCAAGAAGCATATCCAAATCCCAATCTATGATTTCAAGACAGACTTAGATGAGATACTAACTGTTGTAGGACAAGATTAGGCAAATCTGCATAATCTTTGTTCAAAATTGAATAACCACAGTATAATGTAATGAATGAAATATTCAATAACTAAATACTGGTAATACAAGTCGCTTTCTAGCGGCTTTTTTATTGGGAATTTATAACATGTGGAGGATACCCCAATATGTCGGACAACTTTGAAGCCCGTATCGAGAAGTACTTTGAAGGTACATCTCTCGGACTCGCCGCAGTAGCGGATGTTCTTGAAAAGATGGACGGTCGCTTCGAGAAAGCTGACCAAGCAGAGGAAGATGAAGCCATGCAGAAACAGGCTGACTCTGATCGAACCACTCTTATCAAGGACGTTGTAAGTGCTATTATGAAGGCTAACGGACAGGCAGATAATGACCTTGACCTTAGCGTGGCTGGTAAGAAGGCTAGTGGAACACCATCCACTGCAAATGACAAGTCTGGCGATGATTCGTCAGAAAGCAAGGGTTCAGATAACCCAACAGCTACCGCTGGTGCGCCAATCCAAGCGGAAGATGACGAAGAACTTGAAGACGAGAATCCTTTCGCCTCTGATGAAGAGGATGAAGAGGATGTACCGGGAGAAGATGACCCCGTAGCAAATATGATCAAACAGCTAGAAAAGCAGATCGCCTCACTAAGTCTTGCTTTAGGCAAGGGTGGAGAAGTTGAAGAGGGTTCGGAAGAGCCTGAGGAAGAAGAGTATCCGCAGGAAGAGAAGTCTTATGACCAGTCTATCGCTAAGTCGGTAGGTGGCATGAAGGACATTATGTCCAAGATGGGAATTCGAGAGTCAGGTAGTTCGCAAATCAAGCGAGTTTCCCTTTCTCCTGAAGTTTCACCTTCGGACGCATTCATTAGCAAATCAGCTAGTGGAGAACAGCAAGTGGATTTCACGAAGCTGTCATACAAAGAACTACGTAGACTCGAAGATGGCATCCGATCTGGTGCTATAACCGAAGTCGAACTCTAGGAGATACTGTAACTATGGCTACTGTTTCTATTCAAGAGTTCTTGTCCCAAGCCAACCGTGGTTTGAACCAGAACGTACTCGGCCCTGAATACCTTACGAAAGCTTTCAATGCAGCTTCAACAGGTACTGCCGATGCGGTCTTTTCAACTACGGCTGCTGACAATATCTTTACCCGTACATACGGTAACAAGGTATGGCAAGCACTCAACAACCAGACCCGTCTATTCAACGCCCTTCCACGAACTACGTTCGGGAACCAAGTTGGTTGGAGGGTCAGAACTGACCGTGGAACCCAGCGTTCCCGACCTATGACCGAACTGGCTTCTTTGCCAGACATTGATGTATCGAACATCGAGACAGTCTCTAGCTTGCCTAAGATTATCACGACAATGCTCGGTGCTTCTGTGAAAGCTATGTACACAGCGCAGCTTGAAGGCGGCGTAGGTGATGTACTTGCTCTCGAAAACGAGAATGCACAGATCGACCACATCAAGGAATTGAACCTTGAACTGCTCCTGCCTACATCACACGGTAACCTTGCCGTTGGTTCTGCTGGTACAGACGCTAACTTGCGTGATGGTGGACTCGTCCGTGTTGGTGACACAGTTATTCTAAACGATGCTGGCACTCCCGGTACTACCGAAGTCTCGATTACGGCTGTTTCAGGTAATGATATCACAATGGGCGACATTGGGGCAACACCTGCAAGCGGTACTGGAACTCTTGTGGACTCTCTGTTGGTTATGTCTCGTGCAGGTTTCACCTCTCTTGATGACATTATCGTACAGAACGCTGATACCACTAACGGTAACGGCGGACTCGCTAACTATAACGACGTTTACGACATTGACGAATCTACTGGCACTCCTCGTGATGCTGGTGGATGGGCTGCCGCTGCATCCGTGCAGGGTAACGCTGGTGTCGGTCGTGATCTTTCGCTTCAACTCTTGGATACTGCGATTCAGAAGATTCGTACCAAAGGTGCTGAGCCAAAGCTGATCGTTATGGGACATGACCAGTACTTCAAGCTGGAACGACTCTTGCAGTCACAGCAGCGGTACATGGGTCAGGAAGAGTATCAAGTTGGTGTAGGAAACGAAAAGACATTCCCGGGTACTAAGACCGGACTTGTTCTCGCTACTTACGCTGGAATCCCAATCATGCCAGATGCTGACGTAACACTCGGTCAGGCTGCTGCTGCGGGTGCTGCTCTTGGTTCTAACATTTACGTGTTGGACACAGACTTCCTTGAAGTTGCGATTGCTCAGCCTACTCAGTACATCGAAAACCGAGACTACTTCGCAGCCGATGCGCTAGTTGTCCGTGGTATGTTGTACACGATGGGTGAGTTCCGTAGCTACCGTTTCGACGCTCAGGCTAAGATAACTGACCTGAACGCCTAAACCACGTTTGAACTTTAGATATGCCCCCGCTGTAATGGCGGGGGCTATCACAACCATTTTACAGGAGGCGAAAGCCAATGGCAGTAGTTATAACTGTACCTAACGGTGCAGCAGACGTTCCCGGCGTGATGGGAAACATGCGATACCGCATTGTTACCGTTACTCTTAGTTCGTCTTATCCAACTAACGGTGAGTCTCTTACCGCTACAGACCTCGGATTCGAAAGAATCGCTATGGTAGTCGTAGGCAGTGATGCCAACACTGGCGGATATATCCCTCAGTACGACTACACAGCAGAGAAACTTCTTATGTACGAGGCTGGTGCAGACGCTGCTCAGCTTGACGAGGTGGCTAACACTACAGACCTCTCCGCTGAAGTAGTACGAATCGCCGTTTACGGACGATAAAAATAGAGAGGGGGCGTATATTTTATGCACCCCCTCTCAAACCTTTATTTCCTCATTTCTCTAAGGGAGCGTGGTATGGCTCGAACACTTGACCCTCGTGCTAAAATTAGACACGACATTCCTATTGAAACTAGAGTACCAATGCTCGAAGGGGATGTAGACGAACTGGAATCTGACCTCAAGGGATTCAGCAAGAAACTTGACCGTATTATTTACCTATTGTTAGGAATTCTAGTTACAATGGTTTCAAGTCTAGGCACAGTATGGGCTGGTGGGATACTCTAATGGTTATCTCCGTAGGTACAAGCACTGTACGCCACACAACACAAGCACAACTCAATGAAGGACTCTCCGACTCCGTTCTCTTCTTAGAGAAAGCAGCCGTAGGTAGAGCTTCCATTGCAGATATTACAGATGCTCTCAAAGAGTACAAGACTAACTTCAAAGTAGGGTTAGCCTCCCCTGCGGAGATTCTTACGCTATCTAGAGCGTTCCCAGACGATGCTAAATATTCAAAGGCTGTGGCAGGTATAGAAAAACCTCCCGTTGTCGTAGGTGGGCCAGCTTCCGTAGAGATGGTAGACCGAGAAGGTCACCTCATCACCACTGGCGCACTAACCAAGTCGTTTGATCGCTACATGGCTAACAAACGCACCCGTAATGTTATGGTCATGCACTCTGACGTACAGGTGGGCTGGGCTTTACCAGCTTATATTACTAAAGGCGGCTCTGTCTTCAAGAGCGGAGTAGACCCTAAAGGGCTATTCTTCATCACGGAG